GTCACTACGAATCGCCTCTTTGACGTAAAATAAAACTGTTGCTCTAACAGCCCTTTTGAATTCGTTTGCTTGTTCCGCAATCAAAGGATGACAGTTTCCGCCTACGCTAACAATCCTATCCGCCGCTGCATCAGACCAAAACTCTGGGTCATGGCCTTTGTGATCGGTGGTGGAGACTAAAACATTACCAACCTCAGATTGAGGCGCTTCAAAAAATGACAACGTTAACCCCTTGCAATGTCGTATCTAATTTCTTCTCTTGCACCATAGCCTTCCCCTAACGCTTTGAGGGCTTCCATGGCCATAGAAAACCTTTGTTCGTACTGGCCAACTTCTTCGGGTGTTTTCAAAAATGTCGCCGCTTCGGCCAGTGTCCCATACAACAAAGCGTCTGGCGCGTTGTCAGACAACCAGGTTGTATCCGTACCAGACGTTGTAGTTAACGACGCTGGGCGATACTTGTAGTGTAACTGGTAGGAATAGTTTGCCGCTGGCGTTGGGCCCAGAAGGAACGTTGTGTCATCAAACAAAGCGTAATATTTAGTCGGGCCTGTTGTTGACGGGTTTGGCGTGTAATCTCTTATGAAAGAAACATGCTTCAACAAAGGGTAGGTGTATTCATTGCTTATGATCAAAGCAAGACTATATGACGCTAGAAAATCAGATGGGGTAGACAGGTATGGATTTCCGCTAGTTCCAATGCCTTCCACATTTTTACGGAACACAGGCAAAGAAACATTCTTCAAAATCCGCTCTTCTGCTTCTTTGATGAACGTATCAAGCTCAGCAACAAACGTAGTTTCTGCGGTTTCGCAATAGTCTTGAACTGTGGATTTTAACGTAGCTAATGTAAAACTCATGTAATCACCACCGTCACTGCTCCAATAGACCCAGTTGCACTGTCTATGCTAAAGGCTGAGCCAATAGGGTCGCCTGTAATAGACATAACCTTGTTTGCATCAATTGTTTTTACAACGCCTTCCCCAGCAACGCTTGAGGCCGATCTGTTGGGTCTTGGGAACCTAAGTCCTTCAGCATCAGAAACGTTTTTAGGCGGCTCTAATTGAGGGTGCTTTGGCTCGTAACACTCTGTGCATACGCGAAACCCAGTCCACTCTTTCTTCAAAGAAGTGTACTTGTACTGAAAGCCGCATCTATCGCAGATGGCAATCGCATGTTTGCCAGAAGCAAAAGACATTACGCTATCCTAGACCTCATGTTAGGCGCCACCATCAAGGAGGCTCTGCTTTGATCTTGATCAGCAGCTCGAGCAAACTCCTCGTCATACAAGCCTTTCAGCATCTGTACACGATCAGGCGCTTTCTTCAAAGCAATGTAATAGGCAAGTCCTGCCGCCAAACATGGGTAAAACCTAAATGGCACATCTACCGTATTCACACCAGCATCAGCATCTTCAATGCGAACCAGGCGATTAATTATCAATTGATCCGTAGAGTTCTCAGAAGCTGGCCAAATATAAAGCCTTGGCGTTATTTGCTTGTCTAGAAAGAACTGAGTTGGTCGGGCCTGGGTTGACTTATCTGGCAAGCCCCAATACTCAGATCGACCAATTTGTACCATGGCGATATCAGTGGTGTTTGACCCGTCAGTCCTGCGAATCACAACATCAAGCACATCAATCGTCGTAGCAGACAAATCAAGAAACTCATCTCCTTGGGACAATGTTGTGGTGCTGTTTGTCACAGTCCATTGGTTTAACCCTCTGTTTGCCCAATCAGCAAATAGAAGGTTTAGTGACCGCCTTGCAGTCACCCCATCGTAGCCAGTGCGATACTCAAGGCCGCATCTTTCAAATGCTTCCTCAACGTATTCCGCGACATCTGGCTCGAAATCAGAGCTTCCAGAAGTAGCCATTAATAACTCTTTAATACTTCAAGTATTACGGTATAAGTGTCGCCGCTGCTTGCGCCAATCGTGGTGAACTGAACGTCGCCAGTCTTACCTGATCCTGCGTTATTAGGTATCCCAGAAAATGGCGTGTAGTCATGCATACCATTTGAGTCTGGAGACAACGCAATAATCAACGTGTCTGACGTTGCGTCATTCAATAATTGAACGCCCATGCCAACGCACTGCCACCAGATCTTTGCAATTGCTACCTCGGTGCAAGAATCTCCAGCACTGTTAGCTGCAAGCGCGCTTACATCAACCTTGGTTACTGCGCTTTCGCCAGTGCCGTCGCTAATGTTTGTAAACTTGAGTACGGCTTTTCTCTCACCATCCTGAATGGTTTGAGACGTTACTGTATCAGCCATGCTTTTCTCCTAAGCAGAGAGGGCTTATGCCCTCTCATTGAAGTTAATCAATATATTACTGATCAGCAAACGCAGGCGCAGTAGTACTCGTTGCATTTCCAAAGATTTGGTAATTGGTGGAGTCTTTGCCGATTATGGTCACTTCAAACCCTGCAGGCACATTCAACTGAATGCTGCTGTTTGAGCTTCCATTTGAAAATACTGAGCTAACTTCGTTTCCATCAGTATCTAGGAACGTAACGCCGCCGATGAAAAAGTTAGTGTTTCCAGGGGTAACAATTATTGCATCTGTTGCGTCAGCCGCACCGCCTGCATAAACAAACTTGAACACAGACCCAGCAATAGGTGCTGGCAGAGTGTAAGTGTTGTCTTGACCGCCGTCTGGGACAAGAAGAACTCGTCCACTATGGTCTGCATTGTTAAGAGTTTGGTTGCCATCAGACAGGCTTATTGGGCCAGCCCCATAGGTGCTGACTTCAGTGATTGCGCCAGTGGTGGCATTTTTGCTAATAGCTTTGAAGGTGCTTTCAGATCGCACCGCACCTGAGAAAGTAGTAGTACCCATGTTCATCTCCTGTCGTGGGTTATGTCAGCCACACCATGCGGCTGTCAGGGATAGTTGATTTATACAGCACAAAAAGAAAAGGGGCAACAATGTGCCCCTTCTCCAATTGTTCCATGTGGAACAATTATGCGCCTTGCGATGCAAACACAGCGCGTGGGTTACTGAAGCCGAAGCTGTAACGCTCACGGGCCTTGTAACGCACGTTACCAGTGTTGAAGTCGCCTTCCATAGAAGTTGCGACAGGGCTTCGCTCGAAGTGCTTGAAGCCATCTGGCACGTCGGTCTTAACAAACCAAGCATCAGTGTCCGTCAGGAAGTGGTTCACTGCATAGCCTTGCGGCAGCATGCCCATGTTCCTGATTGCGTTGATGTCGTTGTCAGCCGTACTTACTCGTCCGGGAGTTTCCAGAAGACGATCCGCCACAAACTGAAGCTGTGGAGGAACGACTAGCTTGACGCCTTGCAGAGCCAAGATCATGTTTCGATCATCTACAAAAGTAGAAATACTGATCAAAGCATCTTCCAGAGAAGTCTCGTTCAGATCTGAGTAAGCACTTGGTCGGTTTGAGAACGTACCACCACCAGCGAGGGGGTGTGCGTTTGAAACCAACTCAACACCGTCGCCGCCAGCGAAGCTAGAGTTGAACGCATTGTTCAACACGTTAGCAGCCTTGACTTGCTTGGTGTGTGCCATGCTGCGCGCAAGAGCCTTCGTATAACGAGCGCCTAAGCGGTCATACAAATTATCTTCAACAGCTTCCTCGGTCAACGCGAAAGCAAGCGCAACGGTTTCGTGTGTGTAACGAGCCGTGAACCCTTCGGATGCAGAGTCGTAACCGACACTTTGTCCTTCAGACTTATCACGAGCGTTACCAAAGCCGACGATCAGCACTTCTTCTTCAAACGCTCGGTCTGAAGATTCGGTGTCAAAGATCTCAGCGTGTTCATTCTCATAACGAGAATATTCCATGCCAAATAAAGCGTTGAGACCAGGCTCTAGCTCTTTGGCTAATTGTGCTCTTGAAATAGCCATTAGTTAGCCTCCTATGCTAAACCGGCGCCTTTTTGGCCGTAGATTGAGTTCTGAATAACAACGAGAACGTTGGTATTCGCCGTGGCAACATCTGAATTTTCTGGGTCGCCAGAAATATCAATAGCCTTAATTGGCAAGCCTGCTGTGGTTGCACCCGTGGTTACGTCTAGCTCAGCGCCAGATTTACCAGTTACAGTGCTTCCAGAACTGGTGTACACGATATCGAAGTTACCGAACAAGTCAGTAATCGGGAACGTATCATCAGCTTGGATTTCATACACAACATTCGGATCATCGATAATGAAAGCGATGATGTCCGAAGCATTAGTGCTTGCGGGATAGAAGTTGCTGAACACTTGTTCCTTGGTCGTAGGATCAGTGTATTGACAACCGTTGAACACACCAACGATAGGCACAGTGCCTCCGTCTGCGTGAACCTCTACCGTACCACCAGTAACCTGGGCAACCATATCTCCTTGGAAGATAGCGGTTCCATAGTTAGCAGCGATGCGATATCGGCTTTGTCCACCAGTATAGGGGGCACCGCCCACCATCCGGACTGGACGCATTCCAAAAGCGGCATCTTGGTTCGCCATTTGGGATCTCCGTTTTAGTTAAACACAATCAAAAATGAGGTCATTTCTTCCCTCGTCCAAAAGATACCTGCGTCTTTCTCTCGTTAGAGATTGGCATGGCAGGATGCTCATCCTTCATTAGATCGTTATCAACAGCATGCATCTGTTGGTCGGTCTGCCGAGCGAAATAAGCATTTCTTTCTTTAACGGTTTCCTCAGGAATCTTAGCAAGCATCAGCCCGCCAACACCCACAGTGCCGGTATGGTTGCCTTCGTCAATGACGGGCAAGTCATAACCTTCAATTTCGCTAGGACGTACAGGTTCGTACCCCTCACGGAATCTCATGTGAACATTGGTTTTGTCTGCTTCTCCACGGATGTGGGTCCGCAGCCACCGATACTGCATCCCAGGGGGCGCGTCAGGAGTTTCCAATGCTTGAGGCGGCTTCCATGGTTTACGCGCAGCTTTAGCCTCGCGGCTTCCGCTACTTCTTGGTGTTCTATTAGAACCCTTTATTTCGTCACTCATGATCTTTGCAGCCTCATTTTCTGTTTTGCGTATTCTTTGAACGGTACACCGAGTTTCCTAGCTAATTCCTGTTCACTCGGCAACAGTTCAACTCTACGAGAGTTTTGATTGCGTCCAGTTCCAGTCGTGCGCGATCCAGAGACAACAGTTTGGACGGGTTTTTGGTTGTCTCCCGCGAAATTTTGCTCGTTAAATTTATGTGGCAATTCTTGCCTAATGCGAGCGTCAATTTGAGCGTAGTATTCATCAGATTCTAAGTCAATACCGCTACTTACAAGATCTTCATGTATAGCAAAAGCTACATTTGTCATGACCTTGTCTCTGCCGAACCACTCATTTTGATTTGTCCATTCAACAGCTTTGTCTGATGGCTCTTGATATGCAGGCTCCTGTTGATAAACAGGATTGTTTGCTTGCTGCTGAGCAAGCTCTTGTTGTTGAGCTTCTGCGGCAGCTTGCTGCTCAGCCCACTTTGCATAATCCACCTTGTATTGTTCAAGATCACGTTGATATTGAACAAGTGCGTTTCGATCCGCTTCAGCCTTTGCAAGCAACTGTTGAGCATCAGCCATAGCGTCTGGGTCGCCAGACTCATAAGCTGACTTCAAGTGGCGCTTGGCTGCTTCAGCCTGAGTTTCAACGCGAGTAGCGAACTCATCACTGTAAGTTTCTTGAATCTTTAGATTCT